TAGGGGCGTTTGACCGAATGTAGGCCGCCAGGTCGCGGCCAACGTTTGAGATCTCCCTGCCGACCTGTTTGGCCGTCTCGGGCTCCATGGTCCGGAGCGCCCGCACAGCCTGGTCGGCCCCCTCGACCCGCACCGTAAAGTCAGTCATGGTCAGCTCCTCCGGTTCTCATTGGCGCGCCATGACAGATATTTGGACATTGTGAAAATCATTCGATCCGACTCGGCCAGCACGGCGGATGGCGCTAGGCCAAACTCGTAGGCCAGGTGGACTATGAGCCAGTGGGCGTTGTCGTCTCCTCCAAAGGGACGATCTTCCCCTGACCGAACTCGACGTTGTCGACGGACTCAAGCCAGGCGTCGAAACTGGCAGTGGTCTTGCTGGTGCGCTGGAGTGAATGCCACGCGAGCCAGCAGGCGTCGGTGAGGCGGAAGTCGTCGGCGAGGCGGGCAATTGAGCGGTCGTGCTGCTGCTCGAAGGCCACCTGGTCGGCGACGGAGGCCGTAGCCTCCGCCGCCGTGCCGTCGGCGTAGGTGATGGTGAACTGGATGCGCAAGGGATTCTCCTAGACCTAGAAGGTGCCGCTGGTTGACTTGGTGATCTCGCCGACAGCGGGCCAGGTGACGTCGAATGTGGTCAGGTCTCCGACCTGTCCGTTCACCGGGGTCTGCTGGGAGCAGAGCACGGGGATGGTGTAGAGCGGGGTGGCTGCTGCGGCGACGCTGCCGTTGGTGGCGGTGCCGGCGTAGATGACCACGTTCGCGGTCCCGCCGAAGACTGATCCGAGCACGACGGATGTTGAGCCCGAGTCGTAGTCCTGATGGAAGCTGATGGTGACGGAGGCGTCCTTGAGCCCAGCGATGCGGCTGCGCGCCGACTGGCCGAACGCGGTCGTCTCAATCTCGTCGACGGTCTCGGTAACCTCGACGCTTGCGATGTTCGAGGTGAGCTCGGTCCCGCCGACCTTCACCCGAAGATTCTTGCCGATGAACTTTGCCATTCCTGTTTCTCCTTAGCCGGCGGCAATGACGGTGACCGAAAACTCGGCCGTGTGGTAGGTGACGTCCCCAATGGCAAGTGAGCCCTGGTTGGTCATTTCGGTTACTCGGCAGTCCAAGGCTTTGCCCCCGAGGGAGCGGTCGCCTTCGATTGCCGCCTTGACTGAGCGGCTACCGCTTGATTCGCAGTAGGCGTCCAGCGTGGTCTGTGATGCCCGGTCGGCTACGCGGCCGACAATGAGCATGATCGTGAATTGGTACTCGTCCGAGCCGCGCCCGAAGGCCTGGTCGTAGGTGATGCGGCCAGGCATGACGATGGCCACAGGCGGCTGCGGATTGTCGGGAATGTAGGACGATGAGCGCAGCCCGGTGATGGTGGCGAGCCTGGTGGCCAGGCCGGCGCGAAGGTCGGTGAGGGCGGTCATGCGACACCGTTGACGCGCCGGTAGCCCTCAACGAGCTGCACGACGTCGGGGTCCAGGCCGCGGCTGACCCGCATGATGCCCATGTCGCCGAAGCCAGCGACGCCGAGGGGGGACTGAAGGCGGGTGAAGATTCTTGAGGCCTGGAGGATGCAGGCCTGGGTGACGGTGACCGGAATGTTAGGCCAGCCGAAGACCGCCGTCACCTTGATGGAGTTCTCAGGGCCGGTCGGGAACGTGTAGTCACCTATGGCGCGGATGCGGGTGTAGGGCCAGACGACTCCGCCGAGGTAGTCGTTGATGGGCTCCGGCTGGGCGTCGCCGAGCCCGCCGGTGCCGATGGTCCAAGTGGTGTCGTAGACCCCATCAAGGCCCGTGGAGGTCTGCACTTGGGCGATAGACCGGGCGTCGTCGATCTGGACGACGTAGGGGGTCTCGGTTGAGTAGTAGCGGGTGGCGGTGCCGGCGAGGATGAAGTTGCGGCCGCAGTAGGCGTCAATCAGTCGGGAGGCCGACTCGACAGCCATCTCGAGGAGGGCATCGTCGGTGGCGTCGCCGGAGGCGATGCGCAGCGCGCTCTTGATCTGCGCCAGGGTTGCGTAGCCGTTAGCGATAGCCACGGTCAGCCTCCGATTTCGTAATGCTTCCGCATCCAGTCGACGGTCAGCGGCAAGCCTTGTGCGAGCCGCGTGCGCGGGTTGTGGTGCAGCAGAGCCTTAGCCTTCGAGATGTCCGGCTTCTTGCTCGTCACGTTGTGCTTGTCCAGCGGAAGCCGATTCACCAAGGACGGGTGCGCCCCGGTGACCTCAAGCAGCTGGTTGGCCATGTCCTCAACGCTGACGAACTCGTCACCGCCAATGTTGACGGTCTCGCCGGGGGCGAAGTTGTCGGCCGCGTTCGCCAAGGTCGGAATGAAGTCGCCGGCGTACATGAAGACCCGGTGATAGTTCTCGTACACCGTGATGGGCTTGCCTGTCAGCAACCGATAGGCGAATAGGCAGACGACTGAGCGGTAGTCGTGGTAGCGCTCGCCGGGGCCGTAGGCGTTGAAGAACCGGAGTGTCATGGTTTTGGTGCCGTGACGGTCGGCGAAGTTGCGGATCTGCTCCTCGTTGACGCGCTTGGAGATGGCGTAGTCGTTGGTGAGCCGTGGCTGCGGATGGTCAAGGAGGTAGCGCTCGTCAATGGCTTCGGCGTCGGCCTCGCCGTAGACCTCCGAGGAGGAGGCGAAGACGTGCCGGAATCCGCGCTCCTTCTGAAGTTCGAGGACGTTGCGGGTGCCGATGGCGTTGGTGCGCCAAACCTGCTCGTAGTGCTCCTCGCCGTTGATCCGCCCAAACTCGGCAGCCAAGTGGTAGACCAGGTCGAAGTCGCCGATCCGGTCAAAAGCGGCACGCAGCTGCCGATAGTCGGCGATGTCGGCGCGCACGGTCTGGGGTAGGCCGGTGTGCTGGAGTTCGATGCCCCAGACGTCGTGGCCGCGTTCCCGCAGCTCGGTGACCAGGGGGGCGCCGACGGTGCCGGCGGAGCCAGTAACGACGATCTTCATGCTGTTTCCTCCACAATTCGCCAGAACCGTTCCGGTTGCTGGGCGAGGACTGCCGCAGGGTCGCCGGGCTCAAGCCGCCCGACGAGGGAGTTGGTGACGATCTCGCAGCCAGCGAGGGTGGCCTCGATGACGACGAGCGGACAGGCGTCCCGCTCCTTGGGGAGGTGGACGAAGTATTGGGCGCGAGCCATGTGCTCAAGCACAACCTCGTGCGGGGCATTCTCCAGCTCGACGAGCTCGATGCCTTGGCGCTGCGCCCAAATGCGGGCGTTGATCTTGCCCTTGGCCGGATGCTTCCTGCCAGCGAATAGGGCGAAGAGTTCCTTGGTTGCGGGCTTGACCTGGTCAGGTGGCACGGGGGAGTGGATGTAGGCGTCGGCCCGTCCAGTCCATTCGGCTTCCCAGCCCATGTGCGCTCGGCTCATGGTGAGGAACCGGGAAGACTGGCGGAATAGTTCCGCCTTAGCGGGTGTGCGGTGCTGGGCGTGCTGCACCCACACAATCGGTCTGAGAGCCGCTAGGAAATTCATAGAGGCTTCGGAAAGTTTGTCGGTGCCTCCGACTACCACCCGGTCAAACCAGCCGTCCGCGGCGCTCTCAGCGGCTTCCGGCTCGATGTACATGACCTCGACACCAGTCGGCGCCGCCATGACCATGTAATCCGTATTCCGTTCCGCGCCGCCCGCATACTTGCCAGGCAGCAGCGCCTCGTGCCTTTCCTCAACCCTGGGAATGTGGTGCGTGACCCAGGCGACTTTCATGGCTCAAGAAGGATGTCGAGCGCCGGCCGCCAGTATTTGTCAAAGACGACGTCGGCGTCGTAGTTGGCGGCGAAGTCGATGGCCTGCTGGGAGCGTCCCCGGCCTCGAGCGTAGGCGGCCTCAAGGTTGTCGACGATGCTGGGCACGAGCGGGGTGAAAAACCAGCAGCCTTGGCCGGCGTCCCATTGGGGCTGGACGTCGACCAGCCAGCCGTCGCCAACGAGCTCAGGCTGGGCGGTCGCGTTAGAAACGATGACCGGGACTCCGCAGGCCTGGGCCTCAAGGCTAGGTATCCCGAACCCCTCCCCGCGGGAGGGTTGAAGCAGGACATCCATCCCGGTGTAGATAGCCGCGAGCGCTTCCTTCGGAATACCCATCCGGTACGAGTACGAATCAGCAATGGCTACCCGGTCACCAGGCACCCCGGTAGCCGCCAGCAGCGCGCGCAAGTCAAGACCCGACATAGCCGGACTCGGCTCGGTGTGCAGATACAGCCAGGCATCGTCGTGCTTCTGCATAAACATGCCAGCTGCAAGGAACGACTCGGCGAACGACTTGCGATCAACCTGGCCCTTATTGGCCGACACCATGCCAATGACGAAAGCGTCCTCGGGGACGCCCATCCATTGGCGTGCCGGCACCTGGCCGTCGCTTCCCTGCATCAACTCCGTCGGCTTAAAGACCGTCGTGTCAATGGCGTGCGGAACGTACAAGGCGTCAATGTCGTGGCGCTCAATCGCGTCAAGCCCGAACTGCGACATCGCAATCGGCGTGACATTAGGCCGAGCCAGCCATTGGATAACCGGGGCCGGCGCCGGGAAGTGGTCAATAGGCACCCAGGAGGCGACGCGCTCAAGGACATCCCAGCCGCCGCCCTTGAAAACCCAGCAGTCAAACAGGGTGATGACCACGGCCTGCTGCCCGGTCGGGCGACCCCAGTCCATCGCGTAGGCGGGAATGACGTCGTTGGAGTAGACGTCAAGGCCGCGGGGGTAGACGGGCAGGCCTTCCCACTCCATCGTGGAGCCCTCGAGCCCGTAGTTGGAGGCGATGGCTACTTCGTGGCCGGCGGCTTTGATGCGGCGCGTGGCTTGCTGCGTTTGCTCGCCGTAGCCCGTGGCGGCCCAGGGGGCGTTGCTGGCCCAGAGGATTCTTCGTGCAGCAGACCGAGTCGGAGCAGCTGCTCCCTCTCGGGCGGCGGCACGTCGAGCGGGATTCCCAGAGCGTGCCGCGTTTCCGGTTCTCTTGGCTTTCGTGGCATGGGCCACCTGTTTCTCCTTGTGTGCGCAGGGGGTGTGGATGGCCCCGCCCCCCTGCGCAAAGGCGGGGCCATCCACGTCTAGGTGCCTAGTGACTAGGCGGTGCCACCCGTGAACTTGCGAACGTGGCCGGTCTGCGGCAGGTTGCCGTCGACGCGCCAGGTAAAGCGCAGGCTCACGAGATCGTTCTGGAACGCGAAGTCGTCCGACCTGGCAACCGAGAGGCCACCAACGGAGCGGACGTAGTAGCTCGGGAAGTGACCCGCGAGCAGCGAGACCGCGCCGGAGGCCGGGTCAGCCATGGCGGGGTTCTCGATGACTGGGACACCGAGCACGCGATCGGGGCTGGCTCCGTCAAGGGTGGGCGTCCAGACGTAGTCGCCGCCGCTCGTCTTGAGCTTGCGGAGAGCTGCGATGGCCTTGCCGTTGCCCATGATGCCAAAACCGGGCAGGCGGCGAGCCGCACCGTCGAGGCTGTAGACGAGGTCGATGACCTCGTCGGCGGTGAAGAATCCGGTGCCGCGTGTCGCGGTAGCGGTGCCGCCAGTAACTCCAGCGGAGGCAGCCTGGGCGATGCCCTTGGGCTGTACCGTGCCGGTGCCGTTGGTGAGGGCATCGTTGAGGCGCACACCGAACTCGTTGCCGGCCTGCTGGCCGAGGAATCCGATGACGTCGATGTTGGAGTCAGCGAGGAACTCGGACGAAACCTGGATCATGAAGGCGTACTTGTAGGCCTTAAGAGTGGTCTTGCCGAATGCCGGGTCCGACTCGTCGATCTCAGCAGCCTCAGCCTCAATGGCCGCGGTGGACCAGGAAGCGAGCGACGGGAGAACGAGATCCTCACCCGAGGCGGTGGTCAGGACGGTGACGACGCTCGGGTCAAGCATCGGGCCGACGAGGCGGGCCTGGTCGATCACCGCAGACGAGAAGGTGGTGGGGACCGGTGCGTTTGAGCTGCCCTTCAGCACGTCGCGTGACTCAAATGCAAACGTGTGCGAGCGACGCTCGCCGGTGAGGATGCCGCGGAGGATGTCGGCGTCGGTCTCGGCAGCCGCGGTGCGGGCCTCAACCGGGCGGACGACGTCCTCGAGCCCACGCATGGACTCGGCGATCTCGCGCTCACGCTTCTCAGCCTCGAGCAGCGTGTCGATGGTGGCGCGCTTCTCGTCGAGCTCCGCGAACGTGCGGTCGACGAACTCGCGCTCCTCGGCGGACAGGTCGCGGCTCTCAGCGGCGGCCTCGTCCATCTTCGCCTTGGCTGCGTGGTAGGCCGCCTGGCGGTCCTCCACGAGCTTCTTCAGGTACTCGGACAAAACAGTTCACCCCTTTCTGGGGTCTCGGTGTTGGAATGCGCAGGTGGTTCATTTGCGATCCCGCCGAGGCTCCTCAGAGCGGGTAAACCCGGCCGCGGCTCCGCGGCCCGGGAAGTCTTAGGCCTTGAAGGCTAGGTCGAGCTTGGACTTGAGCAGGTTGATCTCGCTCGGGTCATGGGGTGCCGGCTCGATGACCGGCTCAGGCTCGGGCGACAACTTGGCGACGACCGCGGTGAGCAGTCCCGCCTGGTCCATCGTCAAAGTGGCACCGCGCTCCAGCGCCTCAAGCGCGCCGTTGAGTGCGTCGGCGTCTTCGCCGGTCTTCTCGGCCAGCATGTCGAGCGAACGCACCGCAGCTGACGTCGCCTGGTAGGCGGGGAAGGTGACGATGGAAGTCTCGTGCAGGCGGACCTGCTGCAAGGTGCGCTGGCTGCCATCCTCATTCCACGAGTCGCCGCCGCGAGGCACCGAGAAGCCGAAGCTCATAGAGTCGATCACGCGCGGGTTGCCGCCACCGCCGAGCAGCACCGCCAAGTCGCGGCCGTCGCTGGTGTCGGGCAGCGTCGCCTTCACCAGCAAACCCCGACCGTCCTCCTCAAGCGTCATCGTCTTCGACCGGGTCGACGCCAGGGGGCGGGCCGGGTCGTGGTTGACAAGCAGGAAGACGTTGTTGCGGGACTTGAGCGACCGGGCGAATGCGCCAGGGGCGATCGTTTCCCGGAACGGTAAGGGTTCGGAAGGAGAATTAAACACCGCTGCATAACCTTCAAAGGCCATGCCCTCCGGGGCTTCGCGGACCTCAAGGTCGTCAACCGTGAACGTGCGGGTTTCCATCTTGGACACTTGCCCTCCTAGACCTGGGCGTTTTCGGCGGGCTGCAACTGGTTAGACGCCAAGCCCGAATGAGGCATCGCGGGAAGACCGAGAGCAGCAAGGACCGCGGTCGGGTCATAGCCGGACTGGACGAGCTTCGCGGCCATTTCTACGCGCTCGCGCTCCTCCACGATCCCAGCAGACTCCACGGCGATGTTGGCGAGCGGCACGCGAGGCGTATCGCCACCAGCAACCGGGCGGAGATCCATCAGGCCGCGCACGTCGTTGACGCTCATGTAGCCGGCCTGGAGGGCAGTAGAGAAGACCTGGGCCTGCGTCGCGGAGTCGCCGCGGAGCAGACCATCCATATTGACGCGCAGGAAAGAGTCACCCGGCAGGAGGCGGTTGTGGGCTTCCTCGATGGCAGCGATGAGAGGCGTCAGCGAGTAACGGGTGAACTGGATCGCGTTGTGCTCGACTGAGGCGTAGGACATGGCGCCAGGGGTGTTCAGCCCGATCATCGACGGAGGCACGCGGAACACGCGGGCGACCTCCTCGACCGCGAACTGGCGGCTCTGGAGCATTTGGGCCTGCTCGCCGTCTGAGCCCGTCTTCACGAACTTCGCGCCACCGGACAGCACGCCGGGGCGGTGAGCCTTCTTCAGTCCCTTGTGCCCGGCCTCAAAAGCGTCGACCAGATCCTTGGCCTGCTCCTGCGTCAAGTTGCCAGGGAACTCGATCATGCCCGACGTGTTCGCACCATTGGAGAAGTACCGGGACGCGAACTCGTCCAGCGCCTTCGCCAGGCCGAGAGTCTGCTTCAGCTCATCCACCCGGCTGACACCCTTGAGCGAACCAGGCCGGCGCATCTCCGTGATGTAGAGAACGTCCTCACCAGGCAGCACCGCCTGGCCGCCGTCAATCACGAACTCGCGGCCCCGCGTCTGCTTATTCCGGCGAATGTCCACCCGCGTCGGGTCAAGCGGCTGCAACGCCACAACCTCACCAGCACCATTGCGGAGGATCTGCACCACGGCGCCATGCGACAGCAGCATCGACACCACGATCTGCTTGTAATACTCGATGCGGCTTGATCCTGGACCTTCTGGCTCATAAACCCAGGCCGGCCGAGGACGGAAAGGCAGACGGTTGCCGTCGCGGCGAATGAACGTGTCGACCGGCAGCGTCGAAATCGTGTCCGACAGTAGGCGGACGCAAGCGTAGGCCGCACCGATCTCAAGGGCATTCTTCTGGTTGACGACCGTGCCCGCCCAGGTAGCGAACCCCGACACGTCAATGCCGGAACCCCAAACCTGCTGGTAGGAGAGGTTGCGCTCCTCCATCGGCTGACCGCCGAACAAGTTAGCGAGCATTTAGAAGCCTCTCTCCAAAGCGATGCCGAAAGCCAGCCCGCACACGCCGGCAACAACGAAACCGAGCCACGGCGCCACCAGCGCAGCACCGACAATCAGCGCAACACAGCCAGCGACCTGCAAGGCGAGGGCGATACGCAATGTGGCTCCTAGACTGAGAAGAATCCGGCGACCGGGGCTTCCGGCTCCGCCTCACGGCGATGCGTAGCACGGTCGAAAGCGATGAGGGCCGCGACAGCGGCGTCAATCTTGCGAGGCGAACCGCGGTGCTCCTTCACGACCCGCGGCCCCTTCTGGTCGGTCTTGATGACGCAGTTCGATAGGTGCCGGGCCAAAGCGGGAGAATGATCGTGCGACACCTCGCCTGATACCACCGCGTCATAAAACTTGGCCGTGGCTGGGACCATGCGAGCTGGGCTCGACGACGGGTACTCAGTAATCGGAACGCCGGCGTCGGCAAGCGCCTCCATACTGCGCTGCCAGCGGTAAGGGTCGCACGCAACCTCAACAACGTTGAGCCGCCCGCAGGTCTCCAAGATCCGAGCCTCGACGCCGCCAATGTCCACCCGCCAGTCGTCACGGTCGCCGGGCTGCTTCTCCCACAAATCGACCAGCCAAACGCGCGGGTGCTCCTCAATGCTCACGCCGACAATCGCCGTCGTGTCACCTGAGAACGAACCATCGAAACCGAGCACCACCGGGGTGCGGTCGTCGACCGGAGCCATCTTCGGCAGATCGTCCCAGGTGCCATGCGGCAGCCAAGCCTGCTGACTGCTGACGAACACGTTGGTGCGCTTCGTGCGGAACTCCGATTCCGGTGTCCGCTTCACCGAGGACTCGAAATCCTCGGGGTCTTGAATGTCGCCGAAGCCAGGGTTGGCGATCTTCCAGTTCTTCGGGTCACGGTGGTCACAGTCCGGGTCCGCCTGCCACCAGGCCGCGAAGAACGACGGGTCCTCGACCTCCTTCGCCGCGACCCGCTGCGCGTACTGATACAGCCCATAGGCGACCGAGTCCTGCCCCGTGCTGTCCGTCCTCACCCCAGCCGTCGTGATCGCCAAAGTCAGGGCGTCATAGCGTGCAGCCTGGGCCAGCGTCATTACGTCCCAGAGCTCACGATTAGGTGCCGCGTGCAACTCGTCATAGACGACCAGCGTCGGCGACAAGCCTTCCTTCGTGAACGCTTCAGAGGAAAGCACCCGATACACCGAGCCCGTCGCCGGGATCTCAATGGCGTCGCGGTAAAGCTTCGCCTGCTCGGACAGCTCAGGCGACATCTCCACCATCTGCTTCGCCGAACCGAACACGATGCGGGCCTGCTCACGGTCAGCCGCGCACGAATAAACCTCGCCGCCTCGAGGCCCCATGTACAAGCCGTACAGAGCAATCCCCGAACCAAGCGCCGACTTACCGTTCTTGCGGGCAAGCCCAACCAGAGCAACCTTCGCTCGAAGGCGACCGTCCTTGCGGCGAGCCCACAAGTGATCCATGAGCTTCGCCTGCCAAGGTCGCAGCAGCAACGGCTCACCAGCCCGACCGCCAACCGAGTCCTTCACCTGCGGGCAAAGCGCC